GTTCCGGCGTTCACGCGGAGCACGCCTGTTGACCCGCTGGTGTCTAGTCCCGTACCGCCGCGCGCGGCCTCGATAGCTCCCGCACCAAAGAACGCAGTGGCCGAATCCCCCAACGTTGCCTTTCCGGTCGAATCCCCGTAAGCGGCATATTGCAGCGCGGGAGTGGCCGCGTTGTCGCAGTATTGAAGCGGCGTGGTATGGACCTGCATTTTTCCTTGAGTGGAGGCCCCGCAAGTAAGCGCGCCGTTGAGGATAAAGTCAGCCTCGTTTGAAGCTGTGGCGAAGGTTCGATTCGCGGAAAGATCGCCGCCGCCGCTGAGTCCAGCCCCAGCCGTTAGCGTCGTTCCGGTCACCGCGCACGTCGCGCACCCAATATCCCCGGTTGTCGAACTGAGCGTAACGGGCGAAGTGGCGGTCACGCCGAACGTGCCGGAAGCGTTTGGAAAGGTCAGCGTCGGAGTCCCAGCGGTAGCCTGTGGGGTAAGCGTTACCGTCCCGCTAGTTGCCCCGGTCATCTTCAACTGGCCCGTGGTGCTGGTGGCGACTCCGATGGTCAGAGCGGGTGATACCCAAGTAAGATTTGGCGACGCCGCGAAGGCCGCGCTGCCGTTGTAAATCACCTGAGTGTCGGAACCTGGCGCGGCCCCAGCCGATCCCGTTGGCCCTGTCGGTCCCGTTGCGCCGTTGCTTCCGTCAGCCCCGCTTGGTCCGGTAGGGCCGGTTGCTCCGGTCCCGGTTGCTCCGGTTGCGCCAGTTGGGCCGGTAGGGCCAGTAGCACCATCGCTTCCGTTCGAGCCATTGTTTCCAGTCGGCCCCGTAGGACCAGTTGCGCCCGTAGCCCCCGTGCCCGTGGCACCTGTAGCCCCCGTCGCTCCTGCCGCACCGTCAGCGCCGCTTGGACCCGTTGCCCCAGTCGGGCCGGTAGATCCAGTAGCACCGCCGGAACCGCAATTCGCGAGAGTTTGAAAACAGAATATGTCGGAAACACCAGAAGTATCGGGAACTGCGATGCGTTGCGTGGCTGTGAGATTGGATGTATTGAATTCGAGAGACCCACTTCCGCCAACGCTAAAGATACTAACTGCCTGTCCTGTTGCCGCGTTAAGATCGACTCCGCCAACCGCATTGGTTCCAAACGACGCCCCATGAACGGAATCTATCAGAGTGATATTCCCGCCTTTAGTTTCGAAATAAATATTCCCAGCCGTTCCCGGCCCGGCAGCAGCACCGGCAACGGCCGTTACGTCTCCACCATCGGCATCCGATCCACTCGCATCTCCGGCAACGAGACTCACACTTCCGCCGTCGCCATCCGCCCACGGCCCGGTAACGCTAACACTGGATCGCAACCCACCGCCCGCGCCTCCGGCATCGGCCAATCCGCTGCGGATAACAACATCGTTCCCGTCATTCGATGGGCTGCCGTCTCCCCCGGTAATCGTCACTGGCTTATCGGTTGGAGCCGCGATGGTTGGCCCCGTGCTTGGATCGTCGGCATAACTCGCGGCGTCCACCACGTTCGTCGTCGTGGCGTCGAACTTTGCGAGGGTGTTCTGCGTGCCTGGGCCGATTGAACTTCCGCCAGATCCGCACGCCAGACCCGATGCCGCATCCTGAATGTTTCCCGCCGGGCCGCCTTCTTGGCAAACGCCAGGTGTAGCGCCGAAAATTTGCGAGGCGTTCACCGTCGTCACCGGATTCGCCACGGTGCCCACGCGGATTTGCGCGATAGTCTTCGGTCCCGCCGATCCGACTACCCAATCTTCCGAATATGTGCGCCCGTTATTCAGCGTATAGACGGCGTGATAACTCGTTCCGTCCGGGAAGCTGCCAACGTTCGGAGCGAGCGAGAAACTCACCACTCCGTCAGCGAAGTTTACTGTCTTCGACGCGGCCAGCACCGTCTCACCATGCGCCGGAGTGAATGCCTGATTCGTGATTACAATCCGCCCGCTGGGCGTTGTTCCGTCTGCGTTGTAAACCGTATCCGAGATTGCGATGAGTGCTTCGGCGGAAGGATTCGCTGAAGGCGGCGGGTTCGGGAGAATAGCCGGGACGGGCGCGTTAAGCACACGCACCTGAGCCACGGTGTAAGGGCCGCCTGTGGGAGATACCGCAGGGTCGATCACCCATGACTCCGTGCTGTTGCCAATGGCGGTGGTATAGCGGCAGGTGTAAGATGTGCCGCTGGGTGTCGCGCCCACGTTGGCGAAAAGCTCTAAAGCGGTCGAGAACGCTCCGGCGGTGATCGTGCGAGTCACCGATCCGCCGATGACGGTGTACCCGCCGATGGCGGTGAACGCAGGCCAGGTGCAGGTGACCGAGCCGGTGACGTTGTTTCCGGCGGCGTCCTTCACCGGGCCGGAGATCGTGACCAGCGTTTGCGCGCGCAAACTGATCGGCGCGGCGAACGCGATAATTGCCAGCAGCTTATGCAATCGCGTCATGGCTTCTCCCCAAAAGGCTTCTCTCCCATCCTTGGAGTGAGTTCCAGCGTTTCGATGTTCAAATAGCAATTCTTCGCCGCGGCGAGTGAATCGACCTTCTGCATCAACAGAAGTTCGAGTCGCTGCGATTCGCGTTGTAATTCGAGTATCTTGTTTCGCACGGTGAGCACCTGAATCTTTAGGTCTTGCAACATGGCGCGCTCTTCTGCGGTGAGCGATAGGCGCGGCGGCGGTGCGGTCTTTGGCGATGGCTTCACGCGTTTGGTTTTAATCTTCGCTTTCATCGCACTCCTTAAACCGCGAACACCGGAATCCGTCCAGCCGTCCCGCTCACGTCGCACTTGATGTAAACTAGCACCTTGGCCGGAACGGTATGCACCCCGCCGTCGCTGGCGCTGGTAGTATATATCCCCCCGATGCTGACTTCGTTGGCTCCCGTCCCAGCCGGATCGTTATAGAATTTTGACCCTGCGAAACGAGCGTTCGTAATGATCGCTTTCGCCAGTGAATTGTCGTATGTGAACGTTGCTAGGTCAGCGACATAATCGCCATCGTCCTGCAAAAGTTGGAGCGCCAAAAAGTCCGCCGAGCCGGACGCGCCGGTCGCCAACCTGAATCGCCGATAGTCAGCCGTCCCGCCAGAATTCCAAATGTCTAACGATACCGCACTCGCGTGGAATATGCTATTCGCATTCACGGTTAGAGCGCCTCCAACCGTTAGCGCGCCGGAGAGCGTTCCGCCGGAGAGTGGAAGGAACGAGCCTCCAGAAATGTCGGCGGACGAATAGATAACCCGCCATGTTCCTCCGCCCGAATTGCGAAGCAGCGCGAAGATTCCGTATGCCGGGAGCGCAATGTCGCCGCGTCCAACGGTGTCGAGCTTGTTTCCCGATGACGAGCTTCCGCTGTTGTGGTAGATGGTGAATACTTCGCCAATCGATTCCTGAATGATGATGAGCGCGCCATCCGCGCCACCGGAGATTCCGGTGATGCCGTAAGCGCCGGAGCCAACCGTGAACGTCACGCCGGATTGCGTTCCAGCCGAAGTAGTGAGCGTCATGGAGGTCGAACTTCCAACCGAAGAAATGGTGTAGGTCGAGCCGTTGATGACGATGCTCTTCCCGCTCCAAGTCCCGTCGGCGACGAACGGATCGCCCGATACCCATGTAACCGCCGTCCCACTTGTGTCCACGGTTCCGGTGGGCTTTGCCGTCACATAATTCGAGCCCCCCGGCCACGGCACGTTATTGCTAACGACTCCAGCGGCAAGCGCGAGATTCGCGGCGCTGAATCGCTGGTGAGCCTTCGCGCCGAACGTCAAATACCGGCTATCCCCAACGAGCGCTTGATACCGTCCAAGGTTGAGCAGTTCTTCGCCGGAATATGGTTGCATCGAGATGATGTTCGTTCCCGGAAATCCGATATTGTAGAACACCGAGTTCGAGCCTAGAAAATGGTGCGGAGAAAATGCGCCGTCCGGTCCCTGCCATAACTCAGCTTCTCCGACGTTCGCATCGACGTATCGCCGGAATGTATTTCTCATGCGCGCGAACCCTGATACGCCGTCAATACCGCCAATAATAGGGCTCGTATCAAGCGCCGTGAAAAGATACGCCGCCTGATCGTCGAAATACATGATCTTGTTTCCAGCGAAAGCCACGGACGCCGTGAGTTCGACGTGATCCGTGTCCGTGTACGAATCTACCGTTCGCAGATTCCCGTTGATCTGAACTTTCTTCCCGGCCATCCCGGAATAGAAGTCGATGCCCTGTTGCCGCGTGACTGTCGTTCCCGAAACGCTTACCGACCAGCAAGGGCCGTTCGGGCCGCTCATGCCTGTCGGCTCCAATCGGGACGACCCCGCGAAGCTGCCGATTGTATCCTCTTCACCAATCAGCGATTTATAACTCGACGGATATGTAACCGAAAGATCGCCGTGCATTGCTGAGCCGCGTGCGCGAACATCGTTGTCGGCGGAGTTCAACAGATAAACGCCATAGTAAACGCCCGCCGATTTTTGGTTCCAATCGCCATTATCCGTCGCCACTATCACGTCGAAATTATTCGAGTGCCCAACCCGGAAGGCGCCGCCTGATCCCTTGCCAACGATCACGCATTCATGCTTTTTATTGTTGCGATACTGGCCCTTGATGTCGCACCCGGTCATTCCCCAACTCGTACCGCTAACCGTCCCGAATAGTCCGCTTCCGTCCAGCGAATCGGCATCCGTCGTTCGCCAGCCGTTGCTCGATGAATCGGTAGTGCTATCAACGCGCGCGCCGGGACAGTCTTCGAGATAGATGCCGCTGTAGCCGCAATTCTCAGCCATGAAATGTTTCGTAAACGCTGGATCGGTCGATCTCTCTCCGTGCCAACCATGCCCAAACGAAAAGGCTGCGTGGCAATGCTCTGCGACGGGAGCCGCCGCGTCGTTGGAATTGCTAGTCGAGATGTTTTCGAAGCAGTTTGTTCGGGCAAGCTTGGCGGTGACGTGAGATATCCTGCACCATCTCGCGGATATCTTCACCAGCGCCCCAGCCGTCGGGTTGAGCGTAGAGTAGTAAATCACGTTATTTAGAGTGCCAAGGTTGTCGGCAATCGTGCGTTGAGTGGGCGAGTCGGAAGCATCCGTTACGATGGTGGTAGAGTTTCCGTCGATCACGATTGGGCGTCCGGTAGTCCAATCCTCCGGGAAGTTCAATCCGGTTCCCACCGTGTTTGTTCTCGTGATAGTCGTTCCGCTGACCGAACAGATTCCAGAAATACAATCGCCCGATACCGTAAGGTGGTCGAGCAGTGCTGTATGTCCAGCGAGTTCTATCATTGCGGCGAGGTTAGAACCCGATGCGGGGAGAAAAAGGGAGCCTCCGTAATAGGCCGTATCGCCGGGGTCTTTCCCGGAAAACGGCAAACCGACAATCGATGAACCTGCGCCTACGGTGAGCTTTCCGTTAAGCGTTACAATCTGCCGGTTGAATTGAAGGCAAACCGGCTTATCGGTATCGCCAACATCAAGCGCACCGGAGATTGGAACCACTTCGCCAAAGCCACGCGCGGATACCGCATCCCAGCGCGAGCCGGTTGCGGCCTCTCCGAGCGCGTTGTCGAGACGGTCCCATATCGTCGAGCCGATCATGGAGTCGGCGTACAAAGTCCGGTCGAGGCTTCGGAAAGCCCTATCGCGGCGGCGGGTTGTGATAGCGCTCGGCATGATCTAGTAAGGCAGATGAACGGTCAACTCTTTTCCCGGCTTCGGCTCGCCCGCGCCCACGGTGACCGAGGCGATGGAGAGTATGTCAATCTGCGCCCCCGTTCCGCTTCCTCCGGTGAGCGCGATCGAGCTCGCGACCGAGCAGCCTTCGCCGAGTTCGACGGGGAACGCGGCTAGAATCTGACCCACAAAGTCCACCAGGGCGACGATGAATTGCGGGTGAGTCGTTCCGGCGGCCGTGGCCGTCAGGACGTCGCCAACCTGATAACCGCTTCCCAGTGCGGACAGTGCCCAACCAGACATCACTCCCGACCGCGAGTATCCGGCTGAAACCGTTCCCCGCTGCGTGATCTTCGCGATAAACTGGCGGCCGCCAACATTGCCGACCTCGGCACCGCTGAAGAACGTTCCGCTGCCGTATTGCCCGGCGGGAATCGTGAACGGCGCGCTGTAGTCGCTGAAGCCGGTGGGGTCGGAAGGGTCGTCGATTTGCAGCACGCCCACGATGTCCTGCCCCTCGGGCGCTTCTTCGACGGTCACATAGACCGGCCCGAGCGAAGTGTTTGGCGGGATCGCTACCGCTTCCGACTGCTCGGCGCCCACTTCGACCGCGCCTTCGATCGATAGGCTTGAATTATCGCCGCGCGCCGTGCGCAGTCCGCAGAGCGTGCCGGAAACGTTCGGCTCGTAAGTTCCGAGCGCGTCGGCGAAGGACTTCTCGAAGATGCCCGAGGCCACGCCGCCAGCGTACATGACGATCCGGGCGTAGAGGATGCGCATCCGCCGGAAAGGCCACAGTTCGCCATAGAGGAACTTGTTTCCGCCCGAGACCGGCTGCGCCGCTACGAACCCGGCGGGATAGTCGTAATGGAACGTTTCGGTTCCGCGCAGGACGTAGAGCTTTGTGTTATCGGCATGGGCGGCGGCGGACGAGCCGTACTGCGCGCGGGAGATGTCGAGCGTGAGGCCGCTGGGCGTTTCCCCCATCGTTCCCGGCCCGGTGATAACGACGATCTCGCGCTCGATATTCACCGCTTCGCCAACGAGAAGCCCGTCGACGGAATCTACCGTCATGGTTGCCGCAACGTTCGTAATCGAGCCGTTGAGCTGCGTGGCGGCTCCGGTGCGCTCCGTCTCGTTGTCGACGAGAAAAACAATATCGAAGCCGGTGTAGGGGATGCCGTCCGGAACGGTGGGATTGACATGCAGGTTCCCGCCCAACCCGGCGGAGAGCGTGAGCGCGGTTGCGGGTTCCGGTGACATGGCGGCTCCTGTTGGAAGATTTAGCGTGGCGGGATCGACTTCGGTGCCGTACTCCCCGACAGCGAATCCATAGACGTTCACATCGACTTCTTTCAGCACGGCAGTCACCGCCAGAGCTGTCCCTCCCGACCTGTCGGTGAACGGAGTCAGTCCCATTTGAGCGACTTCAAATGTCTTCGACGACCATGACAGTCGCGAATGAGTCCACGCGGCCACATTGCCCGGCTGCGCGTTATAGAGATTCAGGTTCGCGGTGATCTCGCAGCTCACCTGGCGGCGGTTGCGCTCCAGGTCGATTTTGGCGATTCGCTGGGCCATCGTGCCGGAATTGGTGAATGGCAGGAAAATCGATTTGTAGATTTTGGTCCCGCCGTCTGCCGTCACATACGTTGAGTTGGTGACTTCTGGGAACGATGTTTCCTGCGATCCCTTATTCGGGTCGATGTAAGTGCCCTTGACGGTGTTGAACAGGTCGCGCAGGGACCGCTTGGTTTCGATCCGCGCCGGAGCAACGATATCGGCGTCGGTCAAAGTGATTGCCGTGCTTCGGAACGCGCCGGGAACGATCTGCCACTTCCCCGCGCTAAAGACGATATACCCGGCCATCGCTCCGGCCATCTGTTCGAGCACTGTGCCGGGGTCTTCGGCCGAATCGAATTTTCCGTTGATGGTGTAGCGCTCTTCATAAACGTCCGGGCCGGTCGCTATCAGGACCGATTCGCCGCAAGTGTTTGCGGCGGCGATCAGCGTGGCATCTTCAACTTCGGTCGCATAGTCTGCGTCGAATCCGAAGCGGTCGTCGGTGAGAAGGTCGGCGGCGCACAGGGCGGCGTTGGCCGAATAGGCCGTCGCGGGAGTCCTTGGGTCATAAACTTTTTTCCCGCGCACGGCGAAGGTGATATTCGGAAGGCCGCCCGGAAACAGCGAGTCGCTGGCGATCAGCGAGAAATGAACTCCAGCGCATCCGCGCTGGCGGTGGTCGCTGGTCCAAAGCGATGGCAGAGCGGCCATGAGATCCGGAAACGCCGTCTGCGAATCAGAGCCGAGATTTTGCTCCATCGACACGTACCCGGAATATTTGCCGGTAGCCGCTCCGCCGCTGAATACCACCTCTTCGCCATCGAAGTAAATGTTGTCGATGGCCTCGATCTCGTGCCCGGAGATTGTGATTACGATGTCCAGCGTGGTGCCGTTCACATTTGCGAACGTGATGACGCCGCCGACGAGCTGCGAGCCATAGATGCAGGCGCGTGGCGCGGCGGCCTGGCGGAGCGTGATTTGGCGAGCCTGAGCGGAGTTTAGAGAACCTGCCGAGGGCTTCTTGGCGAGCGCCCGCGAGAGCTTCCCCAAGCCCATCAGCACGCCGCCGTAGACGATGGCATGGGACGCAACCACACCAATGGCCGTCGCGGTAAGGCCGGAGATGCCGATCGCCATTGCGGCCTTGGCGACAACCATCCCGATGGCTACAAACACTGGAGGCATTATGGCACCCTCCAGGCGCGGTCCAGCGCGCGGACCGGAACTTCGATCAGCCTCGTGGGCGTCAGGAAGAGGGCCGGGCCGTTCAGGCCGATAATTCCGAGCGTCGGGCCTTGCTCCGTCCGCCAAAGCACCACGTCGCCGCGCTGCGCAAACAGCGGCCTGATCTCTTCGAATCCGAACGCCGCGCAAATCCGCTCGGCATACGGCTCCAGGGCTCCGCCAACGGCCTGCTTCGCGCCCTCTTCCGAGTGGTACGCTCCGCGAAGGTCGTGCGCCAAGTCGATGCCGTAAATCGCCCGGACGGCGTCGGCGGCGAACAGGCCGCAGTCGTTCGAGCCCCACGCAAACGGCTCCGCGCGCCGCGTCTCAATAAATGCGGCGAGGCGTTCCGGCCAGTCTGGGTAGCGGCGCATCAATCGTCGTACCTCGGTTCCTGATAGCCTGGGTTATACGGAATGGGCGTCGCGGGCCCCGGCCAGGAGAGTTTCGCTTCCTGAAGCTGCTCGACATACTCGAAGCCACGATCTCCAGGGAACATCGCTTGCTGATCGGCGTCGGTATAGAGCAACTGGCGGTTGCGCTTCAGGGCAATCATGCGGCTTTCGACCGTCACGTTCAGCGTGGAAGTTTCTCCGCCTTCTTCCATGCTCACGGAATCGACACGGCCCGCGTAGGAGTTAAACGGATCGGCGATGACGGCGCCGGAGTCGTTCAGCATCGCCAGCCACACCTTACAGCTTTTGCCCTGGACGATCTCGGAAAGCGCGTAGGTGACATAGGACGAAGGGATGCCGGAGAGCATGAGCCGGATTCCTTGCGCCTGCACCTCGGTTGTCTCGGGCAGAGCGGAGACCGACCCGGCATTTCCCGCTCCAGTCCAGGTATGCCCGTCCCAGGACACGTCGCCGAACCCGGTCCAGACGCGGAGCGTGCTCGACGCCAGAACCATTTCGATAAAGAAGGCTGGGTGAACGGTTTGCTTTGCGAGTTCCGTGACCATCCCCGAAGAGAGTCCGCGCGCCATTAGATAGCCTCCATCGCTTTGAACTTCAGGCCGTAGTGTTGCGCGGTGTTCAAGTCCCAGCCCTGGCCGTTTTCGGCCATGCGGAAGAGGCCCACGGGGGAATTGAACGTCATGGCGGCGTTATCGGCTGGAGCGGGCGTGCGGAGCCGCGGGAAGATGTCGAGCGCCGCGCCGGCGGAAATGTCGCTCATGGATTTGTAAAGCCGCACGGTGTCGGTATGATTTACCTGAAACCAGTCGCCTTTCTTTACGGTCCCGCTCCAGCCGTCGGACGCCAGCGTCTTTCCGGTTTGGCTCCCTCCATTCACCAGCGGCGTTCCGGAGATTGTTCCCCGTGGAACCTTTTCCGCCCCGCTCGGTCCCCAGAAGAACGTGCCGAGTTTCCCGCGCAACGAGAGCAGGAACGCCAGCCATTCTTCGGCCGTGGCGCGGGCCATTGGAGGCAGATCGACTTCCACGGTCCACATCTCCGCCTGCCACTCGAATACCTGCTGCTGGAGGGTGAACTCGGATTCGGTTGAGCCAACGTTATTCCGAGGCGTCCAGACGCAGCTACGCGGGCCTGGGGAGCTGGGCGGAGTCAATGGGTAGCTGATCGACACCCGTTAAGCCCTCCTCAGTTGCAGCTCGCGAACCGTGGCCACGGAGCGCATGACGGCGCGGTCCTCCACCTGCTGAAGCGCCCGCACGATTTCCATGCCCACGCCTTGCTGCGCTCCGCGGGCATCGATGTTATACACCACCTGCGTCCCGCCCGCGCCGGCGATGGCCGCGTTCGAAACGATGTTCCCGGCCTGGCGCGGGACGAACAGCTCCGGGCCTGATTCCCCCACGACGTAAGCCGCGCCGCTCATTACCGGGCCGCCGGAGGCTTTTCCACCGCCGAAGATTCCGCCGAGGAACCCGCCAAGCTTGTCGAACAGCCCGCCGAGAATCCCCTTCGGGCCGGTGATCGTCTGCCGCACGAATAGACGAAGGAGATCGTCCGCCAAGCCCTTCAGCACCGATCGCAGGCTGTCGGCCTTCACAATGGCGTCTTCGAAGCCGGTGCCGATGGCGCGCGCGAACTCCTGCATCCCCTGCGTTGCTTCCTTCGCGGCTTTGCCAACCTTGGTGATGCCGATATCCGCCCCCAATAGCGTTTCGTTGATGTTGTCCATCACGCCCTTGTTCGGAAGCAGGCCGCGCGATTTGAACAGAACGCTCTCTTCCAGGTCGGCGTTGAACTTTTCGAAACGGGCGTCGGCGGCGTCAATCTCCGATTGCAAGGCGCGGAAGAAGGTGACGGTGACCGGATTTTGCTCACCGAAGAGCGGCCTGAGTTCCGTGCCAATCTGCGAGCGGATGGGGTTAACGGAACGTTCCCTGGCTGCGTTCCGGGCAGCCTCCTGCACCGAGATAATCTTCGGCCCGATCTTGTGCAATTCGGCAACGAACGCCGCCGCTTTCTCGGTGGCTTGCTTGCCGTCCCTTCCCCATTGGTCAAGCCAATCCGTCGGCAGGACTTTATCGAAAAGATTTTTGGAAACGGGCTGGCCGGGATTTAACTGTTTCCAGAGATCGGTAATGTCCCGCTTGAACTTATCGGAGCCGATTTTCGGCATTTCGCGTTCCAACGCGCCGACGCCCGCAATCATGGTCGAGAAGAATGCACTTGCATCGTTCGCAGCGTCAACCAAATCTGAGGAAAGCGAGGATAACGCTGGCCCGGCTATGGTGAGGAGCGTATTCCCCAGGCCAGTCGACGCCTCGTCGAGCCGCTTCCAGTTGTCGTTCAGTTCCTCGGACCGTTTGGCCGTTTCATCGCCAATCACCAACCCCATCTTCTTGGCTTCTTCGGTCAGCCTGGAAATGCCAACGGAACCCTGATTCAACAGTGGGATGAGGTTTGCCCCGGAGCGCCCGAATATCCCCACGGCCAAGGATGATTTCTCGGCACTGTCGGGCAGCATTGCGAAGCGGTCGGCAAGTTCTCCCAGGATATCGCTCGTTGGCTTCAGCAGCCCTGACGCTCCACTGACCGAGACGCCCAGCCGCGCGAACGCCGCAGCCTGCTCGTTGCCGCCGGCGCGGGCTGAGTCCATGCTGCGATTCAGTTTGACGAGCGAAGCGGTGAGGTCGCCAAACTCCACGTCGGAGAGTTCGGCGGCGTGCTTCAGGGCGGAGAGGTCTTCCACGGCGATCCCGGCCTTCTGGGATGCCTTGTTGAGGCTGTCGGCGAGTTCAACGGATTGCTTGATTAACTCTGGAATGGCGCGGGCGGCTTCGCCGGCCATCTCCCCGAACTTCAGCGCGATGGTTCCGAGGATGCCCCCCATCGCCACTCCGAAGGTCGTGGCGGCGGAGCGGCTCTTATCGATCCCCTGAATGAAAGAGGCGGTTTCTGCCTTGAGGTTTACGACCAGTTCGCCAACGGTAGCCATCTATCGCTCTTCTCCGCCGCCAAGAATCTTTTTCAACAGTTCGTCCGATTCCTCGGGAGTCGGCTCGCGCGCCTCTTCGCGCAGGCTGGAAAAGAAATGGCCCGGAACGAAGGGCTCGGCATCGGACTTGCGGAAAGCGTTCGCGAAGATGGATGCCAGGACGCCAAAGCGCAGGTCTTCGCGTTTCTGCCGCTCCGCCCAGCGATCGAGCAGCGCCCGCAAATCAACCGGAACGAGATGCCAGAAATCGCCTTCCGACAGGCCGAGATCGAAGCGGCCCGTTGCCCACAGCTCGCGCCAGCCGAGCTGGCCGCCTAGGCCGAAGGCGCGGCTCCCTCGTCCGCTAAAGGGCTTTCCGTTTCACCTGCCAGCCGTTCCTTAATTCCGAAGTCGCGCTTAACGCATTTTGTGACCGCTTCCATGACGTCGAGCACCTTTACGGACTCCAGCGAGCCGATATTCACAACAGCCTCGAAGGTCAGTTCCGGGTCTCCGGAAATCAGCGCGGCCCAGAGAAGCTGCGTCACGTCCGTGAATCTGGTGGTGTCCGCCTCCAGGGCGCTCCGGCCGAATTTTTCCTCATAGGCCCGCAGCGACATCAGCGTGAGGCGCAATGGGCGCGGCTTGTCGAGATTCAGAACGATGGCTTCGCTTTCAAGCGGCATCCGTGACTTTCCTTTCGATCCTTCGTACGTTGAAGCCAATGGAGATTCGCGGCTCCGGGGTTTCCACCGGCTTGACTTCGTGAATCGCGGTAGATGGGAAGACTACCAGCAGGCTGGGTTTTGGCTCGATCTCCTGGCCGTCGATCAGCAGCGCGCCGCAACCGGAGACGTAGTAGCAGCCCGCCCATTCGTTCACGCCGCCCAGGTGCGAGCGGACATGATCGTGCGCTCCGATGCGATCTCCCGATCCGAGAATGTTCGCCCAGCCGGAAACCTCCCACTGTTCGCCGTCTTCGAGTTCCGGTAAATTCGATAGAATGAAACGCTCCAGTTCGCGCGCCTTCGCGTTTTCTAAGAACGTCTTCGAACCGCTCCAGCCGGTTGCCATGCCGAGCGAGCTGCCCGGTTCCATCTCCATCTGCTGCCGGGCCAGTTCGGCGAGCAGCGGATTCCACCGCTCGCCGTCCGGCCACTCGAAAGTTCTTATGTCCACGTCACCGCTCCCGTCTGCTGGATGACGATCTCCACAACATTCGGCCCGTTGATGGGATCGGGAATGATCTTATGCCCAATGACATAGCCGGCGAATGCGCCCGTCTTAGGCGTCAAATGCGTCGTGACGAGCTTGAAGTTCTTCAGCGTGCGCTGCTCCTGCGCGGTGCGCACCGCGTTCTGCTGGGTGTCGGCCACGGAGTTTCCGCGGAGCGTGATCTGAACCGGCTCGATCAGGCCGGGAATCTTTTCTCGAATCGCGCCGCTGGTATCGTGATTGGTGACGTCGACCACCTCGGTGACGCCGGCCGGTCCGCTCGATATTGATGTCAACTCGGTGATTGTGGTGAAGACTTCGGGAGATGCTCCGTCCCCCATTTTGAACAATGTCCCTTTGGCGAGTGTCGCTGAGCTCATCGGTGATTACCTCCAAAAGTTACGGCGTGCTCGCCGCGTAGAATATCGTGCAGTCCAGGTCCTGGCGGTAGCGCCTGGTGTCTGGCTCCTCGTCGGAGCGCTCGTCCTCGATGCCGCCCTTTTGAAAGCCGCTCCCACCGACCCCGATCATTCGCGTTCGGACGTAGGAGGCGAGCGTGGCGGCTCCCAGCCGGGACGTTGACCAGCAGGCGATTTGAAACAGCGCCGAGAGCAGATCGGGATTCCCATCGACCAATTCCGGGCTGCGCGTCGATATCCGCGTGTAGGTCATGGCCGGGAGCGTCGGGTTCTGCGGCAGCACGTCCGGGTAAACGCGGTCAACCACAGCGGCAGCGATGCTGGCGTCCGCCAGAAGGTAGTCCCGAAGAGCTGTCTCGATCAGCGCCATCGCTCACTTCCCAACCGCCGCCGGAATCTCCTTGCGCATGAACGCGACCATCGCGTCGAGCGCCTTCCCGGCATTCCGAATAAACAGCGGACGAAGCCACGGCCGCGCGCGCTGGTGCGAAGTGCCAAACTCGTAGAAGCGCGCATAGAAGGCCACTTTCGCGTTCGGTCCCACCTTGCCGGTAATCTCCCCGGTGGAGCGCCGGAACCGCGTGCTGAGGCGGATGTTTTTCCAGATTGGCCCATACTTTCGTTCGGCTGGCTCCTTCACGCGGCGCGGCGCCGTCGCGATCATTTCCTTGCGAAACACCGCTCCGCCGCGGGAGATTGCCCGGCGCATCAGATTGCGGGCGATCTTCTCGGGCAACAGCTTCAGCGTGGCATCCAGTTCCTTCAGCCCGTCGATTTTCACCGCCGCGTCGAGGGCCATCAGACCAACTCCACCGCGAGTATCTCTAGCTCGGCGCCGCGCTCGCCCACGTTGGTCGCGCGCTTGATATCGAAGATTCGGCTGCCGAAATAGAGCCGCATCTTCGGGACGATTCCCGGAAAGAATCTGGTTTTGATCTTGTGCGTGACTTCGGCAAAATCGCCCGTTCCGCGCAATAGCTCTTTCCCTTCAATCGGATCGATCCGAGCCTTGAGTTGCACCACTTCAGTCCAGGTGTCCAGCTCTTGCCCGGCGCCGTCCACATCCGTGCTTTGCCGCTTCACTGTCACAGGAAACCGCAGCTCCCCAGCCTGGATCGCCATATCAATACACCGCGAAAAACTTATGCTCGTTGATCAGGTCTTCAATGCTATGCGGCACGTTCGACACCGCGCCGCCGATCTGGACAAGCCCCCGGTTGTCGTACAGATGCGAGACCATCATCTTGGCGGCCGTGAGCAAAGCGCCCGGAACGCTTGCCGATGTCGTTCCGTAACCTGCGACGAACTTTACTTCCACGGTATTCGGAACCGAGTAGCGCGGCGTCGGCCAGACAAGGCCATAGGCCGGACTGAGTCGGGCCGGTTCCGATTTCAGGTCGGTCACATAGTTCGGCCCGGAGAGCGTCTGCACCGTGCCATTCTGATCCGTGTACTTCACATGCGTGACGGAAGAGACCGGAGCGAATGGAAGCCGTATAACCAGATCGGCTGGGAACTCATCGAGCCACAGCGTCCAGGTCTGCTGCATCAACTTCCGCCCGGAGGCGTTTTCTACCCATGCCGTCGCGGCATGAATGAACGCTTCAATGATCGCGTCGTTCGAATCGTCCACGCCGTCGGAGATATTGAGAAAATTCTTGGCCTCGGCGGCGTTGAATAAAGCATCCGGCGCGGTGTTCAGTTCGAGCGCCACTTATTTCCCTCGCTTGCGCGGCTTCTCGGGCTCCGCCTCAATGGGCGTTTCCGGATTCTGCTGCGCTTCGGCCTCGCGTCGCTCCACGGCGGGGATCGCCTGTACAACTGCGGCTTCTACCGTTTCCGCGTAGCCGCCTGCGATCAGTTCGCGAGCTTCGCCGGCGGGAACTTCATAGACCTGTCCCCGATGCCGGTGATAATCCGGCCCGGCGGCGTGCGTTTTCATTTTGATTTGCATCCGCTACCCCACATAGACGTGGAACACGCCCGACTTGGTGTTGCCACCCTGCGCGACCACGATCTTGACGCGCTCCTGCGCCACGGCGATTTTGTCCCCCACCGCCGTTCCTCCGGCCGCGTAAAGCAGAGCCGAGCCATCGGCCACGGCGTGAGTCGCCTGCCGCGGCGCGATCGAAAATCCTGACGTTCCTATGTTCAGCTTGCTGACAATCGCCACCGCGCTCGCCTCTCCGGTGACAACGATATCCGCTCCGGTATCGAGCGGATTCGAGCCGTCGGGAACGTAGGTAATCTGTTGAATTCGCCCGGTGACAACTTCGCTGTAGGCCGTTGCGTTGCCGCCGGCATCGGTAGTCACCGGGACTGCTTGGCGTGAAACGTACATCGTCCCCCCTTATGCGACCCTCAAGGCTGTGACGACGACCAGGGCATTCGGCTGGGATGCGCCCGTGGCGCTGGTCACGCGCAGGGTTCCTCCGGCGGCGATCTCATAAGTCGCGTCGTCGATCGACGCCGCGCGCACCACCGCCTGGTCGGAGCCGGACGCGGCCATCGCGTCGGTGATCGCGGAAGTTCCGTTTTTCACCTGAAGAGTGGTCGTAGCGACGCCCGCGCCGCGAAGAATCAGGTATGCTTCGATCACGCGGATTTTGTAGGTAGTGATTATGTCCGTGTTGCCGAGCGCCCCGGCTACGATTGGGATCATGAACTTGAGCGGGACTCCGCCCACGACGTTCGATTCGGCGACGGTTGGGGGATTGAGCGTTCCGCCTGTCTCGACGGTGATCGCGCCGCCGCTGGCGACGACCATCTCGTCGCCGCCCTGCTTGCGATAGACCTTCGGCTGATACGTTGCATCCGGCATGGTGTCTCCTTTGCTGCGACGGGACGGCGCTGGCCATCCCGTCTAGCGCTATGCGCTCGGAGGCGCTGGTTGATTGTTTACGCGGTTCCAACCGCGGGCGACGTCCAGGTCTCCTGGCCGCCCACGGAAGTATCCTGCGTGCCCAAGGGCTGCTTCTTCGCGCCGTAGAGTTCGGCGATGATGCAGTTGACTACCGAGTTTTGCGTGGCGCGCTTGACAAACGGGCGAATGTACCGCTGGACAGGCTTGTAGATGTCCAGCACGAACACCTTGTCGTCGTCGGTGTCGAGCACGGTGATCTTCGATCCGGTCAGATCGTCGGTTCCCGGCGTAGGCGAGCTGGTCGCCTTCCCGGCTACAGCTACCGAGGTAGCCGCGCCGGAGGTGATCGCTCCAAACGAAAAGAAGAACCGCACTCCTTCGTAACCCTGCGTATCCACCGCCGTGGCGTCGGTAATGTCCGTGGTCCCGGCCGCAACCGCCGTTTTGCACTGGATCACTTTTGTCTCAACGGAAATCTCTCCCATTTCTGCTCCTTCCAATTTCTCAAGTGCAGGGGCCGAGCGCGGCCCCCGTTTCATGCGTTTGCGGTTACGCCAGCTTCACGCGGACGAAAGCCTCTTCGAGAACTGGCATCCCGTCGGTTTCGGAACGTCCGATGAACCCGACCTGACTGGTTGCCGCGTACAGCTCGTTGAGGCGCTGGACCTCCATGTTCAGGGCGTCGGCGATCCAGTATTTCGAGAAGTCGCCGATGATGCCGACGTAGAGGCCAGTGGTGAAGGTGTTCGGAGCGTACTCGGAGATGCTGTAAGGACGCCCGAGGATGGTGTTCGGGAAGCCGCCGACGATGCCCGGCGAGAAGATGTACTGCCCGTCGCCGTCCTTCAGTTTGCGGATTTGCTTCACGGCGTCGCGGTGGAAAATCCACTGCGCGGTGCCCCAATACTGGCCCTTGAGCGTGTGGAATGCCTCCATCAGGCCGTCGGTCTGAATTGCGGTGGAGGTATTCCCCGTCGAAACGTCCCGGCCGGTGCTGATGCCAGCGGCGGAGGCGGTGAACACGCCCAGAGGCTGCCCGGCGCCGTTGCCGTTCAGGAAGGCGTTTTCTTCCGTCACGGCAAACTTGTATGCCAGCCGCTCCATGACGAGGTTTTCCGGGTTGATGGCGGCCTGCCGCAACAGCTTCATCGACACCTTCACCAACTTTGTGAGCTGGTGGGGATGCAGCTCGCGCTTGCCGAGCGCCAGCGAAGTGTCCGCGGAGACGGTTCCGACTTCGGCCGTCCAGTCGGGATCGGCAACGTCGGTGTCGAGCGAAGGCGCTCCGAGGCTTTCGGCGTTGTTCACCTGATACTTCGTGGCGAGCCCGCGCATGAAGACCAGGTTGTCCACGGCCTGAATCAGGCTGGCGACGAACTGCTGCGGAGCGACCAGGTAGCCGCCCTGCGTGTTGATCGTGGCCTGGAGGTCGCGGGTTTCCTTCGATTGCAGGACCGGCCCCATAGTTCCGCTGGCGATCCAGCTTCGGAATTCGGCGTGGTATTCGGGAGTGGCGCGCGGTCCCCAGAAGCGAAGCTCTTCCTCGCTCAGTTTCGAATCGCGCTTTTCGGTTTTGGCTGCCGCAACGGCGGCGGCGGTGGGCTGGGGCTTCTTGGCGAAGGCTTCGCGCGCTTCGAGTTTCGAGATGCGCTGCGTCCGCTCCTCGACGGCCTTGATGTCGGCCTCGATGGCTTCGAGCCGGGTTTCCATCTTCGAATAGGAGGCGGATTCCTCCGTATTCAGTTCCCGCTTTTCGGCCTTGGCCTTTTCCAGAATCGCGCGGGAATCGTCGATGAGTTTCCCGTACTCTTCCCGCAATTGCTTGGTTTCATTCTCCATAAGGGCTTTTTCCTTTCGCCGCGCGGAAAAAGAAAAAGCCGCGCGGCAACGTGATGTTGTCGCACGGCTTCTTTTGGTCGGCGTAAGCCCCGATGAAGAAATAAGCCGCGATTCAATTTTCAATGCGAAGCGGCGTCGGCCGTTCGCACCGTGTTCTCCTAACAAATATCCGCAAAGCGCAAACTTGTCAAGAGATTTCTCGAACTATTTTCAGCGCGCCGCGCCGGAAAGGAACATTTCCCTCCGGCGAAGCGCGAGCCTTCGCGTCAGCAGTTCCAAGCTTGGCCCGGCGGCGCGATCCGGCTGCGTTTCCTGCTCCTGAAGAATCCGCTCGATCTCGACTTGCTCCACTCCGCACTCTTCGAGCGCCGAGCGCAGGCTGACGGAGGTTTGCGGATAGGCTGGGAAGGTGACCGGCCCGACATCCCGCAGGGACGCTTTCAATACTGTCCTAACGATGTTCTTGCCGCGTTTATCGAACGTCTCCCCGTTCGGTTGATCCACTGAGAATCCGAACGACTGGCCGCGAATGTCACCCCGACCGACAAGAACTTCCATATCGCGCCCCAGTTGGGTTTTTGGCAAATCGACTTCCATGTAAAGTCCCTGCGGGTCTTCGCGGAGCCGCAGAGTTTTGCTTTTCGTCCTTCCCAAAAGCAAATTTTTGTCATGGTTGTACAATGCAACCACGTCGCCGCCGCCAGCGAGCGCGTCTCGGAATGCGCCTGGAGCGAATTTTTCCAGGAATCCGGGGAAGAGTTCGGTTTCTTTGTCGTACACCGTGGCATAGCCGTTGAGTCGGACTTCGTCCCCTGTCGTCTCAGTCCGTACCTCGGCTCCCTCGCCGATTGGGATCACTCGATATTCGATTTTCATGCGGCAACCTCACTTCTTTTTTCGCTAGCCATCGCCTGAATCGCCGCGAACATCGACTGGCACAGGGCCGTGGCGCGCGTCGTCCATTTGTCTAGCAGGGCCGGGATTTGCTTGTCCGCGTCCCCGGAAACGATTGCAGCCGCCAGTTCGCCGCGCGACCGCTCGCAGTATTGGCTCGCGATCTCGGAAACTCGCGCGTTAATCGACGCGAGATCTTCGGGCGAATCGTCATGATGGAACGACCGCACGGACGCGGCGAAGGTGGAGGCTACAGGAAGAAATGTTCTCGCGATGGCTTCCGGGAAGGTTTTGTAAAGCTCTTCCACGGATTGCGAAAAGGCGTGCAATCGGTCCTTGCCGGACGACTTGTTCCACGCGCGCAGCAGCGAGTCACCCTCGCGCTTCACCATGCGTTCCGCGGCTTGATTCAGCATCCCGAGATGCGCGGCGGAGATTCTCCCGATCAGCAGCGCTTCGCGGGCCTGTTGCGGATCGGTCTTTACTGCGGGCTCGGTGGCCGGGTCCGGCATCTTGCCGACGTTTTCGGCGGGGATCATGTTCAGCGGGACCATGTAGATGTCGCCCTGCTCGCCGATGGAGTTCAGGTTCTCCAGGCGCCGGATGTCGTTCGCGCTGAGGAATCCCCATTGGCGGCCCACGGCGTAGCCCTGCATTCGCGCCGCGAAGTCTCCGCGGAGCATGGCGTCGATCAGGAACTCTGAAAAATATTCCGAGCGCTGGGCGGCGCTGATCAGTTTCAGATTCGCTTCCTGCTCCCACTGCACGATCCAGGGGACTAGGCAGTCGTTGACGTAGGAGCGCTCTTCCGCTTCGATGTTGCTGTAGGCCGACTCGCCAAGATCGCCCATCTTGTGGGGCTTCATTCGGAACCATCGCGCCACGGTGTTCACGCCAAACTTGCGCGATTCCAAGAATTGCGAATCCTGATTCGACATGCTCATCTGCTGGAATTCGAGTCCTTCTTCGAGCAGCATGAGTTTGTGAGCGTTGCGCGCGCCGATCTTGCCGGTCTGGATGGATTCCTGAAGGTTCTTGCGGGCTTGCGGCGACAGCAGCTTGGGATGTTTCAGAATTCCGGAGGGCTGCTGGTGATTTCCAAAAAAACTCGCTCCATACTCTTCCGCGCCCATAATGAGGGCGAAACTACGGCGGGCATAGGTGACGACAGAGACGCCTTCCCAGGGGTTATCTCCCATGCCTTTTATGTGAAAAACCTTCCAGTCCGGCAGCATAATCTTGCGGCCGTTTGGCGCGTCGGTTTCATAGTGCAGCTCGGGATCGATTGGCGTTCCGGTTGCGTCTTTCGTGAGAATCTTCGGCTTGGTGCATTCCGGGCGCAGCGGCCACAGCGCGATGGGGCGGCCGGCGTTGTCGAACTGAATTTCGGCGTACCCGTTGCCCCACAAAAGCACGGACGTTTGGATGTAACGACGGAAGGTGAAGCTCGACATGTAGGGGTTCGGGCGGTCGTGCAAAATTGGATAGAGGCGATGTCCCGTTGCGCGGTGTTTGTCTCCGTTGCCGTCGCGCTGGTATAGCATCCACGGAATTTTCGCGGTGTCCTCGGCAATAATCCGGACCGCCGAATACACGGCGTCGATCGACATGGCGTTGGCTTCGTTGACGGCGATCTCGGAGCCGGATGAAGTGGGGATGCCATAGAGGCGGCGAAGCCAATCGGGAGGGTCGGAAAGAGTTGAGCGCACCTGAAACGGGTTGAAATTGACTTCGACAGGAACCAAAGGCAGCTTCAAGTTTAGCCTTTCAGACACACCAGTGTATATTATTATACACGAACATTATCACAAGATATGGTGTTGCGCAACCGAAAAATGCGCATTAGCGCTGAATTTCTAAAATACCTGGATTCCTTGCTCCTCGTAGATCGATCCGGCGGTGGCTTGCACTGTGGCGCGGCCCAGCGCCATGACCAGCGCCACGATGCCGTCGATCTTCTCGGTCGATTTGTCCTTTGCCGGCTTGATGTTCCCGGCTGGGTCCTGGCGGACGGCGCAGTTCGACGCCATCCAACGGAGAACTGGGTTGCCTCCGTGAAGCAGCGCGCGGTCGCGCACGATTGCCTCCAGCGCCTTTGCGGGAGCGGACATTGACTGAAAGCCCTGCCCGAACGGAACCATTGTCAGGCCCTCGGCATCGAGGTCGGTGGTGATTTGCGTGGCGTTCCAGCGGTCGAAGGCAATCTCGGCGATGTGGAACTGCTCGTAGAGCTGGAGAATCTTTTTCTTGATGGCGTTGTAATCCACCACGTCTCCCTCGGTCGCCTGAATGTATCCCTGGCGAATCCAGTCCATGTAATTCAGGCGGTCTCGCTCGGTGCGAACCGCGGCCTGCTCTTCGGGGCACCAGAAATAAGTGAGCGCGGCCCACTCGGGGCGGTCGTCGTTTGGAGGAAACAGCAGAGCCAGGGCGGCGATGTCGGACGTGCTCGCAAGGTCCAGGCCGCCGTAGCATGTTTGGCCCCGCAACATCTCTTCCGTGACGGCGCCCGAGCACTCGTCCCAGCGATTCATCGGCAGCCATACCACGGACGATTCCGTCCAGACGCAGAAATTGAGGCGGAGAACAATGTTCCGTTTCGACGGCATCCCGAGCGCTTCGTCCACTTGCTGCCGGAGATACTTTTTGGTGATCGATACGCCCAGGTTCGGGTTTGCCTTCGGCCATACGGCTTCGTCCGTCCACTGGTCGCAGTCCTCGCAATCGTCTTGCGGCTGCGTCTTCCCTTCGGCCAGGCACTTCTTGCATGGATCGAGCTGGCAGACATAAGCGAACCATGAATCGTTTTGTAAGAGCCCTTCCAGCAACTTCAGCGAATACTCATGGTGGTGGTAACACACCGTGGTGCGGTCGTGGCCGCTGTTTGTGATCTCGAAGATGAGCGGCTGGCGCCGGCCCTTGGTTCCGGCGGACATCTTATCGACGACCATCGCAGTAGGGTGTTCGTGTAGCTCGTCGATGATGGCGATGTGGGGCCGCTTGCCGTCGAGCCCGCGGTGTTCGGACGAACACGTTCGGAAGAACGAAAGCCGCTCGTGGAATACAAGGCTCCCCGTGAGAACGGCGATGCGATCCTTCAAGCTCGGAGACGACTTGACCATGTTCACGGCGTCGCGAAAGCAGATGCCAGCCTGCTCGCGCATCGTCGCGGCGGAGTAAATTTCCGCGCCCGGCTCGTTGTCCGCGATCAGGCCGATGATTCCAATCGCGGCCGCCAGCGGAGTCTTCCCGTTGCCCTTGCCGATTTCGAGATAGGCGGTGCGGAAGCGCCGGAAGTAATCTCCTTTTTCGCGGTCGTATTTGAACCATCCGAACAGCGAGCCGACGACGAACTGCTGCCAGGGTTGCAGCTTGAAGGGCTTTCCGGCGTGCTCTCCTTCGGCAAGATGAAGGAGATCGAAGAACTTGATCGTCTTCGCGGCGCGGTCGGCGTCAAAACGGATGCCGCGCCGCGCGCCAGATTTCAGGTCGCGCAAATGCCGCTCACACGCCAAACGCACCGCGCGCCCCGCGACGATTCGCTTCTTGACCACCGCTTTGGCGTAGGAAGTCACTGGGTCCATTTGCGTTTCTGGGTATCCGGGGACATGAACTCCTCAAGGGGATCGCCCTTCTTTTCGACGATCTTTTGGACCTTGGAACGCATTGTGGGCGTCATGCCGAGCTGCGCGACAATCTTCATCGCGGCGTCGCGCGCGACGTTCGCGATCTCCAGTTCCGGCCGGCGAAGGATCACGGAGTCGCCAGATTTGTTTGTTATCGAATAGGTGATTCCCTCCTTCTCGACGATGCCCTTCGCCTTTACGTAAATTGCGAGCTGGTCGCAAAGAATGCCCAGGGCGGTTTCATCCGCGATGCTGAGAATGTTCGCGCCTATCAGAATTGCCGCGATTTGATCCCAATAGATTAGAGCGTCTGCCGAGAGCCATGCCGGCGGCTTCCCGGCGGATATGCCAACGAGCGGCTCATTCTTAGGCAGCGGTCGCCGCCCTGGATTCCCCTCCAGCGCCTTCAACGATGTCGGTTTCGCTAATCTTCCCATATAGCTTCAACTCTTTCAGTTAACTC